GCTGGGTGGTCACTTGCGTATGTCCGGTGATGGCCAGCTGGTCCATCTCCGAGACCTTGGCGTCCGCGAGGGCCGTCACCAGGCCCCGGCGGAACGACTGGAAGTCGAGGCGCTTGGTCTGGTCGGTGTCGGTCTGGAGAAGACACAGGCCCGGGTCCGGGTGGCGAGGGTCGAAGTCCACGGTCGTGGCCACGCCGTCGATGAGCGTGCCGATCGGCATGGGCGCGTAGATGCCCGCCGCCCACACCGCCCGGCGCAGCGCCTTGGCGTAGCTCGAGCCTCGGCCCTTCTTTCCGCCCGCCACGCTGCCCTTGCGGACGTAGAGCACCTTGCCTGCCTCGTCCGTCACGGGGCCCGCCTTGCTGTCGCGCAGGAGCGGGAAGATGGGTCCCGTCTTGGGCTTGCCCATCCGCTCCCAATAGGCCCGCAAGGGGGCCCGGTGCCGCTCGTCGGTCTCGTGCGTCACCATCTCGTAGGCTCGGGTGCGCCGCTGCCCTACCCGGGAGCTTTGCCCCACCTCCCCGTCGGTCTTCGGGCGGCGGACTTTCATCCAGGCAAAGTGTTTGGTGTCGACTTCTTCCCAGAGCCCGGCGTGCTCGTCGCTCGTCCGGTGGCCGCCAATCTCGCGACTGAAGAGCGCCATCATGTCGAGCTCCGTCTCAAACCCGCGCACCTTCTGAAAGCGCAGAATCTGCGCATCGGTCAGGCCCATGCGCTCGCGGGTATCGAGGCGCGCGCTCTTGGGCAGCGCCATGCTCCGGGCGTAGTTGTGATCGACGGCGCCATCCCGCATCAGCTGCGCCAGGACTTGGCTCAGGTCGCTGCGCATCTTCAGGATGGTGCCGGCGCCCTTCTTGTCCTTCTTCGCCATGGCGTCGAGCACGCTGGCGATGTGATGAGGCAAGAGCCTCGACACCTGCACCATGCCGATGCGGGGGAAGGCATAGTCCCGCAGCCGCGCGCGCCTGTCGGCGGCCAGCTCGGGCTCGGTGCTGCCGTCTTTTTCGTGGTCGTTCACGATGCGCGTCGCGGCTTCGGCGAAGGTCTCCTTGCCCCGAGACGAGCGCGGGGGCTCGCCGGTCTCGAGCCAGTGCTCGTAGATGCGGGTGGCAATCTCGCGGTTGTCCGTGCCGAGGTCCGTCCAGGAGCACCAGTCTTCCCCGGGCTCGCGCACGCGCGCGACCCAGGTCTTCCAGCGCTCGCGCCACACGGGCTTTTCCCCGCGGCGCTTCTTCTCTCTCGGCTTCTTCTCTCTCGGCATGGTGTCTTCTCTTCGGTAGAGCCCCCTCTACGTCTTCTCGGGTGATCCCCTAGGGATCACGTTCACCCGGCCTGGCCCGCGGTGGCGCCGTGCTCGCGCAGCCACTCGACCACCTTGGCCGGCTCGAACCGCACCCTTTGGCCCACCTGCACCGTGGGGAGCCCCGCCCGGCGCATCTGGTCGATGTGGGTGGCGCTGCAGCCGATAGCGCGGGCCAGGCCCTGCTTGTCGACCAGCACGGGGCCGCCGATGCCCCGATCCATGGCCTGGCACACGGCCTTGGCGATGAGCTCTTCGAGCTGGGCGCGGGTCAGGGTGTACACGGGGGCGTTGTCGGCGTTGTCGTTGGCGGGGGTTTTCACGCAATACCTCGCCGCTCGCTCATTGGCGCACTGACTGTCATGGGGGAGCCCGTCCTTTGGCTGGACACAGGGGCGGGTCGCTAGTGACTCACCCGGGGTCGAAGAGGACTCAGTGTGCCGATGTGAAACCAAAGTGTCACTACTGAAGCAACATGCCCCTTGTGTTTTCTGTAGATGTAGGTATGGGGCTGACAACAGGGGTGGTCGGTGGTCGAGGACTACGGTTGGTCGGAGACCACGAGTATTGTACAAGCCTAGACTCTGGTCTAACCTTTTCCATATGCCTGCTCCCAAGAACGCCAACCGAGAGCTGACCACCCGCGAAAAGGAGACCTACGAGGCCTACAAGCGGCACCTCGACGAGCATGGCGTGCCGCCCACGCATCGACAGCTCGCCGTCTATCTTGGGGTGTACTTGTACGCCGCCCAGCGGCTGCTCAAGCGCCTGGTCGAGAAGGGCTGGCTCAAGGAGAAGCCCATCACCATGCGCATGCGTGTGCTCTTGCCGACGGCCAAAGCCAAGCGCGACCCCGTGGGGTGAGTGTTCCTCCATTGACACCGTCGCCGGTGTGCCAGAAAGGTACGCTTCCGGGGACGCTGGTGTCTCGCGGGCGAGGGCGAGGGACACGGGGCGGGCAAGGGAGGCGGGGTCACCATGGACAAAGGGGCAGCAGCCAAGTGGTTGCCGGGGTCGACGGGGTGCGAGGGCTTGGAGCTCAATGACGAAGAGGAGAAGCTCGTCAACGAGACCATCGCTCTCGCCATCGAGAGCGTGCAAGCGGGCAGAATTAGCCCGCGTTTTGCCGAGATTGTGATCCAGAAACGCGCCGAGGACATCGCCGAGAGAGTGGCGAGGCGCAACGGAGGGGGGACGTGACGTGCCAAGAGGTCATCGACGAGTACGAGCGCATCCAGCGCTGGCAGCGCCGCGAAAAGCGGCTGCGCCCCGTGCTCCTGCGCTGGTCGCCCGTCCTCTACATCGCCAGTGCCACGGTCGCTGCGGTGACCGGCTGGTGGCCGCTCTATTGGTTGTGCGTCGTGCTGACAGCGACCGCGACCATCGGCGACATCTGGCTCTGCCATCACCTCGACCGCTCGCGCGAGCAATTCGCCATCGACTACATGGAGCACATGGCCGGTCACGCCGTCGATCTGCAGGACGAGTGGATAGAGCATCGCCTACTGGCAGCGGTCAAGCGCAGCAAAGCGCACCCGTTGCCCAATTGAGAGAGAGACATGGCTCAGAAGAAGAAGAAACAGACGCGCCAGAGATACAGCGATGAGCTCAAGGCGGCCGCGGTAGCGCGCGCGCAGCAGGTGGGCCCCGCGCAAGCCGGGCGGGAGCGCGGCCTCGAGACGGCCCTCGTGAGTATGTGGGCGCGGCGAGCCGGGGTGCCCGTGGCGTCGTTTCGCGGCGCGCGCATCAGCGACGAACAGCTGGCCGCAGCGGGTCCGCCCCCGAGTCTCGCCTCTGTCTCCAGCAACCCCGAGCCGCGCCAAGTCACGATGACCCCGCCGCCGAATGGTAAGCAGAAGCGCATCATCCGCCCCGACTCTGTCAAGCAGGCCGTCGTCGAGCGCGCCAAGGTGGTTGGGGTCTCCGCTGCCGCCAAGGAGATCGGCGTCGGGTCGAGCATAGTCAGTCGCTGGGTGGAGAAGGCGGGGGTACAGGTGCCGTCGTTCCGCTTCACTCCGGGGCGCGGGCTTCGGCAAGTGGAAGTGACGCCGCCCTCCCGGGGCCCGCTCGAGCAGCAGATAGCGAAGCACATGGTGTCGTCGACCGGCACGCAGCTCAGCCGCCCCGAGCCGTCGGCGATCGTTCCTGCGCGCAAGGGACGCCCACCCAAGAGCTCACGCGCCGAGCAGCTGCCGCTCTACCAAGAGCCGCAGCGAGTGCAGGCGGTGCCCATGTATGACGAAGCCGAGCGCGCGCGCGAACAAGCGCAATCCGACCTCAAAGACGAGCTGCTCCGGCAAGCCTTGAAAGAACGCGAGGCGTTCAAAACCGTGATGGAAATCATGATGAGAGAGAAGAACGAACGATGATACCCGCCAAGTTACCCCCTAGGCCCTATGCGTTTCAGGCGCGCGCTATTCCGCAAGTGCTCAGCAAGTTTGACAGCGGCGTCAAAGCGCTCGTGCTCGTGAGCCCGACGGGCTCAGGCAAAACCGTGATGGCTGCGCACGTCATGATGGACGAGCGGTTCAAGCAAGTGCGCTGCATCAGCCATCGCCTCAGCATCAACGAACAGAACGAGGCGCTCTTGTGTCCGACGTTCACCCCACAAGAGTTCTACGACGGCAAGCCCGAGAAGTTCGGCACTCCCGATCTGGTCATCTGGGAGGAGTGCCATCACAGCGAAGCGCCCACGTTCAAGCTCGCTCGCAAGCGCTTCCCCAATGCGCTGATGCTGGGCCTCACGGCAACGCCACAACGCAGCGATGGGCTCGCACTCGACCTATTCGAGGACATGGTGGTGGCCGCGCACAATAGCGAATTGCTGCTCAATAAGACCATCGTCCCGTGCCAAGTGGACGTGCCGGAATCCTTCTACGAAGACCAGACGCCAGACCTGGCAATGGCGTATCTCGACTATCGCGAGGCTCACAACCGAGCGCTGATATTCTGCCCGAGTATCGAAGAGGCAGAGAGCACGGCCAAGCGCCTCAAGCGTGTACAGCCGTACCACTGCCATCGCGGACGCAAAGCCAATGCAGCCGCGCTGACCGCCTTCAAAAACGGCACCCTCGACGCGCTGACCACGGTGGATGCACTCGGTGAAGGCATCGACGTGCCGCAAGCAGATCTACTCGTGCTCGGTCGGCGTTGTGAAAACATCAGCACGTGGTTGCAGTACTGCGGGCGCATCCTGCGGCGCTTCGAGGGCAAGCGAAAGTCGCGCGTGCTCGATTGCGTGGGCGCGAGTCTGCGGCATGGCTCACCCACCGAAGACCTGGTGTATAGCATCACGGGCACCGGCATTCAGCGACGAGGCGGGCAGGGCCAGTCGTATGAACGTGAGTATGCCGGGCGTGGAGAGCTCAAGCCCTACCGGGCGAAGTTTCGCACGCTCTTTGGCTGGCAGGACGCGACGCCCGAAGACAAGCGGCGACAGCTCGGGTGGCTGCGCCAGCACGCGGCGACCCGTGGCTACACCGAGGACGTAGCGCTGGCCTGCTTCGAGGCGCTCTTTGGTGACGAGCCAGCGCCAGCCTCGCGGGTCGCACCCAAGAGCAGCAAACGCAATGGAGCGGCGGCGTGAGCGTCCGGTTCCAGGTCCAGACACTCTATCTGGACCGCACGGCAACGGCCGAGCTCGAGTCCCCGCCGGAGTGCGACGGTTACCCCGTCTTCCTCCACACCTACGCCGAGCCCGACGGCACGGCGTGGCTCGTGCTCGTCTGGCGCGTGACGCCGCCACCCATCCCGACGCAGCCACCAGCCAAGCGGAAGAAGTGACCCCCAAAATGATTACGGTCTGCCCCCACTGTGGGGCAGACCTACAGGGCGAGCCGATACCCGAGGCGCACCGAAAGTATTTCCCCGAGGACGAAACGCACTTCTCTCGGCTCTGGTCGATCTACGATGGTCACCGTGACAGGACGAGCCACTTCGAGTGTCCCGACTGCCACGTTCGCATCGAGCGGAGCGAGGCCTTCAATGCCTAAGCACGGCGAAGAGCGCGGCTGGCGCATCGAGCCGGGCAGCCTGAGCGGCCCGGGGTGGCATTCGGAGGCAGAGCGCTGGTGCTCGCACTGCGGGCACTGGTGCCCCATCATAGGGGCAGCGGGCGGGCTGTACTTCATCATGATGCACGACTCCAAAGAGTGCATCGCGCCAGTGCTCGACAGCCCGCCCCCTGCTTGGCTGCGCAAGCTGCGTCACTTCGGCAACTGACCGACGCCCGCCTCAGTGAGCTCCCATTGGCCGCTCGAAATCATCTTCGGTATGTCCCTCAGTAAGCCCTTACGTTCCAGCAGGTGGAGCAGCTGGGCCGCGCCCTGGCGGGTCATGCCCAAACGCTCGCCCACCTCGGTAGCTGTAGGCGACCGGCTGTGCTGGCGGGTCAGTTCCCGCACGGCATCGAGCGCGGCCTTCTGTGAGTCACTGGCGCGCGGCTTGACGTAGGGCGAGGCGAGCCGGCGTTTAGCGGCCATCGGTGTGTCCTCCTGCGTCGCGGATGATGGCGAGGATTCTGGCGCAAGCCTCCTGCTTCGTGACAGGGAGGAAGCTCTCGATCGCCCAGTCTAGCTCTACTCCGCTCGCCACATCGCAAAGCATGCAGGTCTCGGCGTCACCCGTGGCCGCTGCCTTGCGGTATAGGGTTTCGATTTGGTGAGACGTCGGGGTCCCCGCCCCGACGCGCTCGACGGTGCGGCCGTTGGGGGCGACGATCTCCACGTCCTGCCCGATATTGGCGGCATGCCGCGCCGCTGCCTTGCGGGCAGCATCGAGGCCTTGGATACCGGCGGCCAGCTCTTGGCCGCCGTCCGTGTTTACGAGCGAGTAGTTCAGTTCAGCAGCCATCGGGCGACTCCTTCCGGGTGGTTCGTTTCGGTAATTGGGTACGGGTGGTGCAGCGGCGTGCCGCGCTCTCGGCAACGGCATGGTGATACGCGCCCTTTAGGGCAGCGTCGGCCGTGTCGAGCGCGAGATACACGCCGTCCAGGCCAATGACGTACAGAATGCCGAGCAGAACGAGGGTAAACAGGGCTTTCATCGTGCACCCCGCTGCTCGAGGCGGCGCATGGTGGCATAGAACCATTTGCGGGCGAGCCGCTCTAGTGCGCGTTCAGAGTCCAGGTCTAGCCCGTAGTACCGGTGCGAGGCGTTGCCCCACTGCCACGCATGCCAGAACCGATCGTCGGTCGTTTCGAGTAAGGCCTTCATGGTTAGTTAGTCCTGTAGATAAAGAACCAGACGCCATCGATCTGCTCTTCGTTTTCCTCGCCGTCGTAGCTAGACAGCGTGTGACCGTACCCGTCACTCAGCAGCGCGTCCCGCTTCCACTTGTCCCGGTCAAAATAGGGCTCAATGGCGGGCGGAATCTCCAGGCAATCGTCAATGTAGGAGTCCAGCGCTTCGCTAGCGGCCGTCTCGCGCTCACTCTCGGTCAGCACGCGATACTCTTCGCGGCCGTACTCAAAGCAACAATCATCGTAGCGGGTCGGCTCTAGCTCGCTCGGGTCGACCTTGAGGTGCGCAGCTAGCGCGCGGTGCGCGTCGGAATACTCGGTTTCGGTCTCGGTTGCAGTGTCAGACATTGGTTTCTCTCTCTCGTTCCGGGCTAGATTGCCCACGCGGCGCCGCAACCGTAGTTGCGGAGCCGGATGGGAGCTCAGCCTTCATCGTCGCTGCAGTCAGATTCAATGCAGCGCCGCACGTCCGGGGGCAGGTCGCAAAAGCGCACCTTGCGGCCAAGCGCGCTGCGTAGGTGCGCCGGGTGCTCCCCGAATATGCCGAACCCTTGCGGGTGTTGCGGGTGCTCGCTCATGAACCGAGCAGGCAGCATGGTGCGGCATTCGGGCTGCCACAGCGGCGCACCGTATAGCGCGGTGTAGCGGTCGAATGAGCGTCCGCCGTTGTCGTACACGGCCAGCAAGGCTTTCGGGGCACCATCTAGCCAGCGTTGCGTGCTGCGTTTGGGCTGATACTTCACAGGCACCCCACGAAATGCAGGAGATACCAGCAAACGAGCAGGCCGATAGCGGCCGGCAGTAGCTCGAGCAGCACGCCCAGAACCATCACGGCAAGGCACAGCGCAAAGAAACCGAGCACGCACAGAACGAGTAGGGATAGGATGCTCACTTGCTCACCAGCTTTCCAGCATGCATGCGGATATACATACTCGGACCGAGACCCCGGCCGTGGTAGTTGCGGCCCTCGATTGTTGCGCTGTAGCAAGTGAGCTCACAATTGAATCCACGCGCCTTGCCGGTCACATACAGCCGAGCAATGCGGTTCCCCATCCACGTAGTGAGCCACTGCCCGTCACTCGACACGTACAACGTGGGCACAGTTTCGCCGAGTCGTGCGGCACAGCGTGTAATGACTACCTCGGCGCGGCCGCAGTAGCGATTCGCGCACTTGCCGGCCGCACGCATGCGCTCGGACGTGGCCAATGCGCGCGCGTATAGCTCGGACGTCTTAGACACGCGCGGCCGTGGCTTGCCGTAGTTTCGTGGCAGGTCTCTCTCGTTCACGTTTCCTGGTTTTCCCGGGCTGAATGCCCGCCGGACCCCACTAGCCGTAGCTGGCGGGGTCAAGCGGACGGGTCAGCTATCGTCGTCTTCTGGGCAGGGGCCGTCTTGCGGCGTTATCTCGACATAGTCCGCGCCAACGGCTTCAGTCAGCAAGCGAGAGAAGTAGTGGATACCATCGTTGGCTAGGTTGGCGCGCGCCTCTGCTAGCTCATGGTCCGGCAGGTCGCTAAAGCTCGACAGTGCCGCCTCGATAGCGTCGTCTTGCGTGCTGGCGCAGCCGGGCCCGCCGTCATACAGACAGCCGACCATGCCCGATCCATAAACCCAGTGTGAGTCTGACATTGTTCCTGGTTTCCTTCCGGCTGATGTAGCCGCACGGGCCTAGTTGCACGCATGCAACAGGGCCCGAACGGGACATTAGGCGATAGCGGCCTGTAGCTCGAGCACTTGCGCTCGGGTCGGGTCCTCCAGGTCGATACCCCATTCGTACGAGGTGAGGTAACCGCTTTCGGTGTAGGTGAGATCGGCCGTGGCTTGCTCCCACGCCGCGTCATATTCGGGACCACCCGGCTGCGACGGGTCGACACCTAGTTCCGCGCATGCTTCGCCCATCAGTTCCGCCAGTAGCGGAGCGTCATTGCGGATAATGAGCCCCGGGGCATGCTCAGCCAACCATTCGCCGGCAATCTCGATTGCAGACTCCAGACCATCGGCCCAAATCATGAGCCGCGTGGGCGCGCATGCGCCGAACCAGAGGACGTAACGGTGCCTCGACCAGTCGCGGTTGGAGCCATTGACGGGAACGATTGCGCGGCTCACTTGCCACCTCTGCGCTCTAGGCGTTCTGCTACGTCGCCCCAAGATTCGACGGACCACGGCCTGACACGGTCGCGATACCAGACCAGGGTCGCGGCGTAGGTGTCACCCGTATTGAGATACTCCACCGGCGGACCGTCGCGCATATCCGCCTCGCCGATATACTCGCACCCGTGGGTACCTAGCAGGCTGTCTAGCGCGACCATGGTGAGGTAATGCGTGCCCGGTGGGTTGTAGCATTGCGCCTCGAGGCGTTCCGCGGCTGGGATACTGCGCGGGTCAATCTCGCCCCGAATGATGCGGAGCGCTAGCGTAACGTTTGCTTCGCCAGCTGTACGCTCGAATGCGGCGCGCAACGCTTGCTCAAACTTGGGCATAGCCGGCTTGGGCTTGCCGTAGTTTCGTGGCAGGTCTCTCTCGTTCACGTTTCCTGGTTTCCTTCTCGAGCCAAGCGGGCCCGCCAAGCCTTGCTAGCCGTAGCTGGCAAGGCTGAGCGGAGCGCTTAGGCGTTGCGCGAGTCCAGTTGGCCGCAGATATACAGATTGGCCACAGCGATACGCCGGTAGCGAAGCGATGGGTCCTCTGTCAGCTCTGCCGCGGTGTAGTGGCTGGTGTCTGTCGGCTGGTCGACAATGGCCCACCGGTCACCATTGCTAAAGCCAAGGATTGTCCAGACGGATTGACCTTCTTTGCCCGCATGCTGGCCAGTCGAGCGCAAAAACTTGCCGGTCAGCTTGACCTTGTCGCCGATCGCGAATGCGCGGAATGCTTTCTTAGTCATGGTCCTGGTTTCCTTCTGGTTGGCCGCTGTGGCTCACCTTACCGCGCAGTACCGTTGCCAGTGCTGCGCGGTGTAGGCGGGTCTTAGAGGTTTCCGTCCGTGCGGCTCACTTGCCGCCTCGCACAACCAGGGTCGGGCACGAAATGACGGTGTCTCCGTTGATGTAGACAATGCGGCACCGTTGCGGCGTGGTGGGCGCGGGCTCCGCACCGTAGGCGTCAGCGGCGGTAATGCCCGTGAGGGCTCCGAGCGCGAAGATGGCGATGGCGATGGCGATGATACGAGCGGTCATTGGTGTTCCTGGTTTCTTCTCGGGTTAACGGACCCGCCACTAGTCGCGACCGTTGCCAGTCGCGACGAGTAACGGAGCGTTAGATGGTTGCGGCTTCCAGCTCCGCGATGCGGGCAGCGGCGTCCAGCGCAATCTGCGCAGCGTCCGGGTCAATCTCCTGCAGAGCGGCCGCCATCGCAGCGAATGCGACCGACACGTAGGGGGTGCGGTCAATCAGGCGACCAGCGCGAGTCACGGCTTCGTCACTGGGTTCGGTGCTCTCGATCGTCGCCAGGTTGGCGAGGTAGTCAGACTGGTTGGCCGGGCGTTCTGCCGAGGTGGCGTTGGCGAGCGAGGCGAATGCGAGTGTCATGTTGTCTCCTGGTGGGCTCTTGTGAGGTGGATCGGGGTCGAGTCAGGGTCGAGTCAGGGGGGCCGCTATCGGCTCCCCAGTCACAAGCCTAGTCACGAACGCTTGCCACGCAAGCGTTTGCCGCACAGGGGGCGCAAATCGCTCGCCGTTTCGGAACACTGCGCAGAAGGCTCTCCTGATCGCGCGTGCGCGCTATGCGCGTGCGCAGTGCGCGCGTGTGATGCGTGCGCGCGTGCGCAGTGCGCGGGTGTGCGCGCGAGCCTGCGCGTGCATGTGGGCGGGTACCCCCCCGGGGCTGGATCGGGGGACGCGGTCGCGCCACCCCACGCTAGAGACAGCACTTTTCTGGCTTGGCTCTCACCTGCCGCAGTACACCTGCGCGGCATGACCCTGGAACAATTTGAAACCGCCTGCGGGAAGACCCTCGCCCTGCTCAAAGCCCGCAGCGGGGACTTCGACGCCAAGCGAGACCAAGACGCCCCGACGAGCCCCTGGCATTTGGCCTACATGCTCGTGCAAGCGGCGCTGTTTTTCGCAGAAAACAAGTCCGACAAGGCCAATCGCTGGCTCGGCTACACCCAAGGCGTGATGGCAGCGCTGCACTACGCCACCTTGGACGAGCTCAAGCGCGCCAACATGCCCGAGGGCGAGCAATTCGACGCTCAGAAGGTCTGAGCCCTGACCCACCTCAGCCCAGAGACACGAAATTTCTGAACCCAATGTCGGGAACCGCTAGAAACCCGGCATGAGAGAAGACATGCCGACCCTGCGGGGGCGCTGGTTCAACGTCGCCCTGTGCTGCGACTGCTGGAATCGCCTCAACCCAGACCGCGCCATGGAGCCAGAGCGCCAGCGCTCCATAGAAGCGCTCATCGTCAAGACGTTTGCCGACGCCGAGAAGGACGCTATCCGCGACAACTGCTGCGCTGCCTGCGAAGAAGTCCCCCACGCGGGCATCTACGTGCGCACCACCGTCGAAGCGTTGCGCAAGATGCGCCCTACTTAGGAGGCAAAGCCTTGGCCGTGTAGTGCACGAAGCCAAACTCGAACGCCATGCGCTCCAGGTTCTCGCCGCGCACCCCACCGCGCCACAAATCCCGCCGCATCAGCTCCACCGACGCCTGCATCTCCGCATCGAGCGAAGAATCTGCGTCCCACTTCAGGGGTTTGTACCCCTTCATGGCGTCGACCTTGCCCTTCATCGACTATTTCTGAACCAAACCCGCCAGAATATCGCCCACGACGCGCAACTGAGCCCTCAGTTGTCGCAGCGCCGCTCGGTCTTCGTACTGCCCGTGGTACCAAGCCTCCAGCGTGATGCAGGCTTCGAGCACATTGCGCTCCACGCACCGCAATTGCGCCTCATCCAGGCCTGCAAAAGGCGTAATTTTCACAAACTCCGCCCCGCTTCGGTCTCTTTGAGAGACAGATACCGTAGCGTCTCCCACAAGATGGTGACCTGGACGCCCCGCGCCCTCTGCCGCGCCTTGCGCAGCTGCCGCCTGCGTCGCTTTTCGCGAGATTTCACTCGTCGACCTCGTAGGCGTCCTCGAAGTCGGCGTGTTCGTCGACATTGATGCTGCACGCCGCGTCTTGGATGATTTTCTCCCAAGCGTCGCTCTCCTCGACGCAGTCATCCGGAAACTCCACATCCTTCTCGACGCGAGCAGTGAAGAAAAACTTGTATCGCCTGATCATAACCCACCCATCTCCGCCTCGATGCGCTCGGCGCAAGGCTCGCAGAAGGGACCCCCACCGCCGAGCGTTTGCAGTTCTGCATGCGGGAATCGCTCCCCGCAGCCGCAGCACGTCATCGTGTCCGGGAACGCCTCGTCCACGGGGGAGCAGGTCTCGTCGCACTTGACGCAACAGAGCCGGTTGCCCGCCACCGGGTACCACTGATGCTCGCAGCTGCTCACCGCCGCCACTCCTGCCATGCCATTCCGAGCATGTGCACCGTGACGCCCACGGTCAGCACCACCAAACACGCGCCGATGATGACGCCGCCCCATTGGAACAGCGTGGTGAGGGTCTCATCGCTCATGGCTTCACCTTGGCCCGTGCCATCGCCGACTTTACCGCTCGGTCCACCGTGGGGTGACACATCCAGGCGTCTACCGCGTCCAAGTGCTCCGGCATGTCGCGCTTCACCGAGCCTGAATCGAAGAGCAGGCGCGCTGCCTCCCGAATCACGTCATCGAGCCCGAGCAGCTTCACCATCATGCCGTCGCTCGGCTGGTACTGGCGCAGCTCGGCCTCGAGCTCTCGGATTCGGACCAGCGCCTCGTCGAGCTCCTCGAGAGGGACGGTGTCCTTGGGCTCTTCGCCGCACACCGTGCAAACGCCGTGGTGTTGCGTCGGATGGCTGCACTCGCTCATCGCAGCGCCTCCAGCGCGCGCTCAACGTGCTCGGAACCGCCTTCTACACTGAAGGCTCTCTGCCAGAATTCCAGCTCCGCCACGGCTTGGGCGATGCGGTCATCCAGCTTGCGGGTGAGCGCCTCTGCCTCGATGCGCCAGTCGAGGTCCCATTGGGCGCGCTCGCTGGTCGTTTCTAGCTTCGCCTCCAGCTCCGCGATGCGGGCGCGCAGTCGCACAATCTCGGCGCTGCGCTCGTCAGCGATCGCGTGCCATTGCTCGATGGAATCCACGGTCTCTCCCTCGATGTTGGTGCCCGCACGCCGGTGTTGACGGAAGCGTCGACCACCCCCTCATGCACCCCGGCGGCGAGCAGAACCCCCATACCGGCTCACACCCCTCGTTGTCCAGCTACAGTGGGCGCTCGAGCTCGACAGGTGCCAGTTGCGCCAGCTCTGCGTCAAACTCCTCCCGATGGTTGCGCGCCACGGTCAGCGCCGCCGCTATCGCCGGCACCAGCCGCCCGAGATTCAGCGCCGCCTGCCGCGAGCGCTTGTCCCGCTCGCCATCACCGCTCGCGACGAACGCCGCCTGACTCACCCCGCCCATCGTGAAGAACACCCACACCCATAGGTCTTCCAAGTCGGTGACCCGCACAAAGTCTCTCTCATCAGCCATCAGCTTCTCCATCCCCCTCGTTCCTCGGGCGCCAGCATTACGTGCCTGGTGACACCACCGCGGTTTCGGCGATTCCGATATTCGCAGGCGCTTCGCTGGCTCTATCTTCTGTTCCGGCTCCGGAGATTGCAAGAGCCTTCTTGGCTGCCCGCTTGCGCGCCATCAGCTGCTGCTCGCGCTCGTTCCATTCGTGGAACTGCCTCCCCCGCATGTACTCCGCTCCCTGGATGGCGCGGATGTAGGCGATGATGCGCTGGGCTCCGTGCACCGTCACGTAGGGGAGGTCCCGGCACCCCTTCAGTAGGTTCGCTCTCTTCGCGAACTTCTTAATGAGGCTGCCTCGGTGGTGTAGGTACTGCGCCAGCTCCGTCACGTAGATGCGCAGCTCAGAGGGCCCCTCGTAGGGCGCGCACACGATGCGCTCGTCATCGGCCGGCCGTTGTGTCATCTTGTGCGCCATGGTTGCCAGCTTCCTCGCTCGCCGTGACTTGCGGGACGAGGCCAAGAGGGAAGAGCGCCTCGCCAAGATTGAAGAGCTCGAAAACGAAATCTTCGAGCGTGCGGCAGGGGTCGTCAACGCCTATCTGTCCTTCAGCGAGGTCACCCCGCACCAGACCGAGCCCCCGCCGTCCTGGGTTGCCGAATACGGCTACGATGCGGCGATGCAGCGCCTGGCGGTCGCCAAAGCCGGGTGGCTCCCCGCCAGCGTAGCTCCAGCTGCTGCAAAGTTGGCCGTGCAGGCGCAGATCGGCATCAGCCGCGGTCGCGGCTACCGCATGAAGATTACGCAGAACAATCTGAACGTGAAGATCGCCCTGCCTGCCCCGACTTCCTCGGCGTACCCCGCCAACGACACGACCTACGAAGTGAGAGACCTGGAGACGTAATGGCCTTTGAAGAACCGCACGTAATCGCCAAATTCGACCGCTCCTACGGAGACAAGAAGGAAGAGCTGCGCCTCGAGCGCGGCGAGTATCAGGGCAAGCCCACCTTCACCCTCGGCCTGTACTGGCTGACCCCCGACGGCTCCTGGCGCTGGAGCGTGCAGAAGCCGAGCCAGTCGGGCAAGACGTGGCAGCGCTTTCACCTCAAGGCCAAAGAGCTCGAAGCCCTCGGGCACGCGCTCGTCGCTGCCGCCAACGACACGGCACAACCTGACTTCCGTGCGGACAAGCCACGCCCAGAACCTCTCGCTGCCACCGGCACCGATGACGACATCCCGTTCTGAGCCATGGCACGGACACGCGGTCACCGTAACTGCGCCCGCAACCGCTGCTGGTTCTGCACCTTCCGCTTGAAGAACGAGTTCAAACGCCGCCGCAAGACGGGTGAGAAACGCCGGTGACGCTCGTCTTCGGTCAGCGCATGGTGCGCAGCAGTGACGGCATGAAGGGCACCGTCGCCCTGGACGGGCCCGAGCTGCGCATCATCTACGTCGACCGAGGCGAAGAGCGCTACGCCAGCAAGACAGAGCGATGGGACCCGGACGAGCTGGTGCCGGGTCCGCTCCGCAGTGACGAGATTTGGCTCATCGCCGCCCACGCCGATCGGGCGCTGCGCGCCTACGAGCGCAATGAGCCCCACAAGACGTGGGAGCCGCTCACCCTGAAGCACAAGTCCTACGACACCGGGCTCGTGCTTACGATTGTCGACTACCTGAGCCAGCGGGAGACTCGCGCAGCGGGTTAGTCGGATACGCGCACGCCATCAGGCGGCTGAGTCCCGACAATGTCCGCCATCGCACGCAGCATGTAGGAGATCTCTCCGCTCTGCGCGGCATCGAGGGCGGCCGTCCCGTGCCCGGACACAGAGAAGCCGTCGCCGCTCTCGCCCCCAAGTACCAGCACCACGACCACCCGCGCCTTCGTGGCTGTGACTACGTCCATCGCCTGTTGGTCGTACCTGCCCGGGTTCCCCTTCGTTTCCATGCGCGGAGCCTGCCAGAAAGCGCCGTTGCCGGCATAATCGCCAGTTCCTATCAGTGCGCCTTGTCTGAAAGGTATTGACTATTACAGGCATGTAGCTATGTGGCCGCGCATCGCGAGAGAGGCGGTGCGGCATCGACAGGTCGTTCTACCAACCGAGCCCCTGGAGCACGAAGTTCCACGAGACGACGGCAGACGAAGTCCTCGGCGGCGGTAGCGCTGGTCCGGGCAAGAGCCTCACGCTCTTGTGGGACCCCATCGTCAAGCAGGCGGTCGTCGAGCACGCGCGCTGTACGGGGCAGCTGTTGGACGAGCTGCCCGAGTGGCTCGCGACTCTCTGCCGCGCGCATCCCATTCGCCCCGGCGAGAGCGAAGGGCACGCGCTCCACATGCGCCGCACGATGCCGATGTTGCAGGAGACCATCGACCGCGCCGAGCGCATGTTCCGGCAGTTCGACCCTGGCGTCGTCTACAACAAAGAGCTCCACCGCTACACGTTCACGAGCGGCTACAAGAACACCTTCGGGCACTGCCGAGAGCCCAAAGACCACGTCAACTACCTCAGCAAGCAGTACACGTACCTCGGCCTCGATGAGGCAGGGCAGTTCTTAGAGGAGCAGTACGAAGAGCTCGATGCTCGCGTCCGCTCCGCCGACCCCGTGCTGCGGTACCTGCTCGCCTCGCGGCTCATGTCCAACCCAACGCCGGGCTGGCTGAAGAAGCGCTTCGTCGAGCCAGACCCCAAGGGCAACGTCGTCTTCCGCGTAAAGGTCTTCGACCCCGAGACGGGCAAGACGACGTACAAGACGCGGCTGTTTTTGCCGGCGAAGCTCGACGACAACCCCGACAAAGCCTTCGTCGCGCAGTACAAGCTGAAGCTGTTGAGCAAGCCCTCGCACATGCGAGCGCGCTACCTCTACGGCGACTGGGACAGCGTCGAGGGCGGCTACTTCGAGGACGACTTCAACCGCGACGTGCACGTCATCGAGCCGTTCAAGATTCCGCGCGACTGGCCCAAGTTCCGCTCGATGGATTGGGGCTACAAAGGCCAGGGGGTCATCGGGTGGTTCGCCATGAATCCCGACGGCGACCTCTACATGTTCTACGAGTTCAACTTCCGCCTCATGCGCGACATCGAGGTGGCCAAGCGCCTCATCGAGATTGAGACCCGCTTCGGGTTCTGGGACGCACGGAAGAAGAAAAGCCGCCTCACCGGTGTTGCAGACACGCAACTCTGGGAGGAGCGCGGCGACTCGGGCAAGAGCAAGGCGGCCGTGTTTGCGGCCGAGGGCATCTACTGGCAGCAGGCCGACAAGGCCAGCATCGCGCGCAACGCCGAGCGCATCAGCGAGCGGCTGCGCGACTACGACAAGACGAAGCAGCCGGGGTTGATGCTGTTCAAGAACTGCCGCGAGAGCACCGCCATGCTCGCCAGCATCGGGGTCGACGAGAAGGACGACACGGTGCCGGACAAGAGCAGCCCGAAGAAGCACTGGTTCGACGTGCTCGCCTACGCCTCGGCGCGCGCATCGCGCGGCGTCGGCAGCATCGTGATGGATCTGCACGAGTTCGACCGCCCCGACAACGACAACGATGAGCCTGAGCTCAGGCCAACAGGAAGTGGGTTTGGTTATGGGTCCTGACCCCTGCGAGTTCACGGACTACAGCGAGTTCGCCGCTGTCCCGCATGAGGCGCTCGAACGCGCCGTCGCTGACGGTCGGATGATGAAGACCGAGGATGGCGTGTACATCGTGAAGCCGTTTCACCAAGAAGCGTACTCGGACGCGACCAAGATGCAGATGGCGGCGATGGCGCAGTTCACGAAGCCCGCGAGCTTCGACCCCGTCAATCGCCCCGAGCACTACAACACGCACCCGAGCGGCGTCGAGTGCGTCGAGATTACCGAGCACATGACGTGCATGATTGGCTGCGCCATCAAGTACCTGTGGCGTCACGGGCAGAAGGCGGGAGCCGACGCAGACCAGGACCTGCGCAAGGCCATCTGGTGCATCGAACGCGAGCGGCAGCGGCTGCAGAAAGCAAACCATGGCAAGTGAAGAAGAACACCCGCGCCCCGACGCTCTCGACGGCGACGCGAAGCCCGACACCGACAGCGTTTTCGACGCTGGCCAAGAAAGCCCCGCCGAGGCGCCCTTCGAGTACGCCGAGGACGAGGTCAATCTCGTCCAGACCTTCGCTGCGCACCCCGAGGGCCGCGCTGCGCTCAAGCGCCTGAGCGACAAGTGCATCACCGACTTCGACGCGGCATGGGAGGCGACCGAGAAGTTCCGCAAGAACATGGCCGACACCTGGAAGCTGTTCGCCGGCACGCTCGACCCGAAGCCACCGCCGTACCAGCACATGGCCAACGCGCACGTCCCCATCCTGATGGAGAACACCATCCGCATGGGCTACCGCCAGGCGTACGAGCTGTTCGGCAACTGGACCAACGTCTTCGGCGTCAACCCCATCGGCCCCGATGACGAGCATACGGCCAAGCTGCTCTCGCTCCACGGCAACTGGCAGATTCGCAAGCGCATCAAGGACTTCAAGCGCGAGCTCGGGTACCGCGGGCTGCTCGCGTACAACCTCTTCGGGGATGTCACCTGCCACAGCTACTGGGACCCGCAGCGCAAGTACAACCGCCACGAGATGCTGACCGCCAACGAGTTCGTGTGCGCCAACGCCCACGTCTCGACGATGCCGGACTATTCCGACGTGTCCTGGGTGGCGAAGGTCATCTTCATGGACGGCCACGAGCTCCGGAAGATGAGCAAGCTCTGGGCGGACGTCGCCACCGTGTTGGAGAACCTGCCGCCCGCTTGGGACGAGTCGAGCATCGCGAGCGAGATGCGGGAGGCCGTCGACAAAGACCTCGGCGTCGACTCGACCGCCTACAAGGCGAGCCAGTACCGCATCATCCAGTACGAGGGCTGGCTCAACCTGCCGCCGTCGGTGGCGCCGCCCGCCAATGACAACGGGGAGGAGCCCGAGGAGCCGCGCGACCGCTACTGCAAGGTGCTCATCGACTACCAGACGCAGACCGTGCTCTCGCTCAACATCCACGAGCGCACCGACCCGTACGACAAGCGCCGCTTCGAGTTCGAGACCGACCAGCTGAAGAAGTACCAGGCCGACGTCCAAGAGCAGCAGCTGTTCCAGCAGGAGATGGAGGAGACGCGCCGCTCGGCCTTGGCCCTTGCGCACAGCTCCGACCCCGAGAGCGACGCGCCCGCCCAAGCCATCCTGATGGCGCGCGCCGTCGAAGAGCTGCCCCCGCCGCCCGAGCCGAAGATGCCCGAGTGGATGCGCGGCGACCCCAACGCTCAGCCGCGTCCGCCCGAGAGCGTGCCCATCCAGATGTTCGCACACGGCGTCAACATCGAGCCGCTGCAGGGCGTGCTCGGTCTCGGCACGGGCGCCATCCACGCCGCGGAGAACCGCGCCGCCAATATCGCACTGTCGGCCTTCATCGACCAGAGCATGCTCGCCAACTGCAAGAACTACCTGATGAAGGGCGACGTGCGCTTCCCCGGTGGGGACAAGCTGGTGCTCGAACCGGGCAAGATTCACAAGGTCGAGGGCGCCATGGACCTCTCCAAGGACATGGTCGCGATTGACTTCGGGGAAGCCAACCAGCAGCTGCTCACGCTCATCGAGATGTTGGTCGGCTTCGGCAACCGCGTCACCAACACCCCCGAGGTGCTCTCTGGCGAGAGCGGCAAGAGCGGGGAGACCGCCCAAGGCATCAGCGCCCGCATCGAGCAGGCGACCAAGATGCTCTCGGTGCCGACGGGCAAGTACGCCGACTTCCTCACCCAGGTGCTCATCAACAACGCGGCCATCAACGCCATCTTCATGGAGGACGCCGAGTTCTTCGCCGTCAACAACCACGACCCGGCGCTCGGCCCCATGGGGCAGCAGATGATGAGCGTGGGGCGTGAGCTGTACGACCGCCCCTACGATGTGGAGATTAGCGCCGACCTGAAGTTCACGAGCACGGCTCAGCGCATCAGCGAGGCCGATGCACTGGTGCAACTGCCTAACGCGGTCGAGGAGATGAAGGCCAACTTCGCTTTCCGCCACATGACCGTGCAGAAGGCGCTCGAAGCCCGCAACCGCTACGACCTCATTGCGACGCTCGGCGCCCCGCCGCAGCCCCCGCCCGTCTACGGCGCGCCCACCTCTCCGCCCGCCCCGCCCCCGGGCGCCCCAATGCCGGCAGGGCCAGGTGGCCCCCCGGGTGCTCCTCCCGGAGGACCGCCGGGCAACGATAACGGTAAGCCCCCGCAGCCCAAGCCGCAACAACCCCCACCCCCAAAGGCAGCATGAGATGCGCGACCTGCAGCTGCTCGACGATTACCTGCTGCGCCTGCGGCAGGAGCGCCTGCAGCTCGCGCACGCCGAGGCGCTGACCAAGGCCGACATCGGCCACATCCGAATCTACGCCCACGAAGCCGAGCTCTGTAACCGCATCCGCGTGGCCATCAAAGCGCTCGAGCATGACTCGGGCAAATTCATCGAGGACTTTTTGAAATGAGCAGAAGCTACCCAGTATCGGTAGGCGACCCCGAGAAAGTCACCGCCTGGCCCTTCAAGGAGCCCGAGAAGTCGAGCGCCTGGAACGACAACGCCACCCCGAAGGAGCCCAGCGTCGACCTGCGCGACTTCGAGAAGGACAGCGCCGAGCACCGCACGGCGATGATTCGCGCGCGCATGAGCCCGCCCGGCACGCTGAATCTGCCGCCGCTGCTCGAAGCTCAGCGCCTCAAGTGGGGCATCACCGACGGCTTCTTCAGGAGCCAGGCCGCCTTCGACCGTATCTACGTCTTCCCCGTCGACCAGTTCGACGACTCGGACGCGGCGGCCCCCGGTAGCGCCATCATCCGCCCCGCCGTCAAGAAGCTCAAAGACATGCACGAGGGCAACCGCGGCGTGCTCATCAGCGCGGGGCTCACCGCCGCCGACCGCCTGATGAGCCACGGCATCGAGCTCGGCCACATCATCACGACCAACAAGAACGTCCCCTTCGCGCGCCGGTGCGACCGCCTCTCCGACGGCACGGACCTGTTCTATCTCGTGATGCGCGAGGCCGACCTCGCCGGCAGCGAGACGCTCGCCGAGGAACTAACGAGCGGTAAGAAGCGCGTCGTCGACATCGGCGGCGACGGCGAATACCAGCACCAGGTCGCGGTCAACGACAACGGCACCTGGGACGTGAGCAAGAAGAAGAGCGTATGGATCCAGGATTCCTGGTGAGGAGTGAACGATGTCCGACTACATGATGGGTGACCCAGACAACTCGGTCTCGGTGCCATTTAGTGACGATGAAGCCGCCAAAGACCTCGAGGAAGACTCACCAGACGCGAGTCCCGAAGAGCGCATCACACGCAAAGAGCGGCGCCAGGCGCGGCTCCGCACGCTGCTCTCCGAAGGCAAGCAGAGCAAGGAAGAGCTCGCGGCACTGAAGGCCGAGCAGGCCGCCACCCGCGCGCAGCTCGAGCAGCTCCGCGGCTACGTCGCTGGAGTCCAGCAACAGCAGCGTCCCGCCAACGATGACGGCAAAGACCCGTACGAGCGGCGCCTCGACGCGGTCTACGACAAGCAGGGCGAGGCGTACGCCGCAGCCCAAGCCGAGATTGCCGCCGGCACCTTCACCGCCGAGCGCCAGAAGTACTACGAGCGCGTAGCTCGCGAGGTCGAGTCCGAGAAGACCCGCATCCACACCGAGCGCGTGATGGAGTCCCGCTCTGCCTCCCAGCGCGCCGAGCAGGCGCAGCAGGTCTGGGTGCAGAAGTACCCCGAGGTCTACGGCAACCGCGCCGCCTACGACTACGCCGAGGGCACCTGGAAGCGCCGCAAGGCGCGCGGGGAAGCCGTAACCAACGAGATGGTCGACGAAATCATGCGCGAGACGATGACCGAGTTTAAGCTCGGCAAGCGCGCGGCGCCGTCGGCGAACGAGCGCTCGCGCATGAGCGGGCTGCCCTCTGCGGGTGGAGGCGGAGGCGGCAAGCCCACTTCCGGCGGACTCACTCCCGAGCTGCGGCGCATGGCCATCGCTGCGCACAGCGACCTACCCGAAGCCGAGGCCATCAAGAAATGGGAGAAGACGACGGGCGCTCGACTCCGGCAGAAGAAGGTCATCTGATAGCCAGCAACTATCAGACTTGACTTCCTGATAGTTTTCTTCAGAATCCCAACCATCACACCACCGTCGGCTTCGGTCGATGGTGGGGTGACCCAACTACGGCGGCCATCCCCCACGATGAGCGCGTCTGCACCAAGTGGGCAGACGGAGCGTTCGTGGAAGACGATACGGTTGTCGCGCGCAGCAACAGGCGCGGCATCAAGCGTGAGGACCCGCCCGCGCGTCCCGTCGAGGGCGTAGCCAATCGCGGCTTCCTCGAAGGCCACGACCCCGGCAAGCATTACGTGTGGGTGAGTGAGGTCAACGACCCCACCATCAACGTCGGCTACTACAAGCACCTCGGGTACAAGGTTGCGCAGTACGACCCCGACGAGGCTCGCCCGACCATCGGGTACCAGGAGTTCCAACAGGGGGACCCCATCAAGTCGATGGGCATGACCCTGATGGAGTGTTCGCTCGAGCGCAAAGCAGCGCTCGACAAGGTGGGCTGGGACAAGGCCGACGCCGTCCAGCAGACCATCCGCAACCGCGACGTCGACCCGCTGTCTCCGCAAGAGCAGCGCGAGTTCCGCGGCATCAAGTCCGTCCGCACCGAGCAGGACGACCGCTCGAAGTGGCAATTCTGACCGCGAGGAAATGAATGGCGAATCCCCATCGTTATGGTTTTCGGTTCTTGAAGAACCGTTGGGGTGGCGACACTCCCGAGGTCTACACCGGCTTTCTCGCGAGCGGCTACACGCCGAACGTCACGGGCGCCACCACCTGCAATCTCAACATCGGCGACCCAGTGCGCATGCTCAACAGCGGCGCGTTTGCGCTGGTGGAGCCGGGCGAGCTCGATGATGACGACGCCAACGAACGCACGTTCGGCATCGTCGCCGGCTTCCCGCGGGTGCTCATCAACGGCGCCGCTCGCCCCAACGCCTACTACCCGACCAACACGGTGTACGGCACGAACCTCGAGTTTCAAACGCAGGTCACGGTGATTCCGGTCGAAGGCTGCGTGTTTGAAATCGACACGGCCACGACCAGCGCGAGCTTCGACTCGAAGGCCGAGTTCCAGGCGGTCATCGGCGCGGTCTGCACCTTCAGCTACACGCAGATTAACTCGACCACCGCCAACCCGAAGGCAAACCCGATGGCGGTGCTCTCCTTCGTCGAGAGCACGGAGACCCGGCAGCTGCGCGTGGTCGGCCTCGGTCGCGGCTTCGAGCAGTACGATCTGACGCTGGCGAACGTGCCGTTGCAGGTCGTGTTCAACCAAGTCCAGGCATCGCCGTGGCGCATCACTGGGAACCAGGAGTAAGCCATGAGTGAGATTTTCACCAGCACGGCAGCCCTCGCGCTCAAAGACACGCTCGAGGACATCGACACCGACGACCACGGTTCGGAGGGCAGCAAGGCTGTCTTCCCGAAGTGGTTGAACGTCAAATCGATGAGCGACAACTACATCGAGTACTACGAGGTCGCCGGCTCTGGCCTCGCGGGCGAAAAGCCCGAGGGCGAGAGCATCCCGGTCGGCACCATCACCGAAGGCCCGCTCACGCGCTTCAACGCGCGCACGTACGGCCAGCGAATGATTGTGTCCGACGAAGCCCTCGAGGACATGAAGTACGACAAGGTCATCCAGGCGGCGAAGCGCAACAATCGCTCGCTCTGGAAGCTGGCCGATTTCGACGCCACCCTGATGCTGGTTCGCGCGACGAACACGAGCTTCGTGGGCGGCGACGGCCTGCCCTTGGCGAGCACGTCTCACGTACTGCCGGGCGGCAGCACTTACTCGAACATGCTGGCAACGGCGATGTCCCCGAGCAAGGCGTCGCTCATCATCGCGGCGGCCCAAGCGATGCAGCAAGTCGGGCACGACAACCTCATCGATGGGGTCGAGCTGAAGAAGGCCATCTTCCCGGTGCAGCAATGGGGCGTGTGGCGTGAAGTGCTGGGCTCCTCGATGGACCCGACGCCTGGCGCGTACAACGCCATCAACGTCATCAACCGCGACCTCGACATCAAGCCGGTGCCCATCAAGTACTGGACGAACACGACCACCAACTGGGCGCTCATCACGGACGCCGACTTGGGTCTCATGTGGTTCTGGCGGCGCAAGCCCAAGAGCAACACCTGGGTGACCGAGGACAAGACGATGATGAACTACGCCATCACCGCTCGCTGGAGCCGTGGCTGGGTCAACCCGCGCGCCATCCTCTTCTCGAACGCCTGAGGCACACCATGGCCAATACCAAGAATCCGATTCCGGCGCCCCCGAAGGGCAAGAAGACCAAGAAGGGTAAGGGCTGCTGATGTCTCTCTTCCAAAACGCCTACGGCAACTTCCTCGGCGGCGCGTTGCCTTACTACCAGTCGATGCCCGGCATCATCACTCCCTACGGGACGCTGCTCAAGCCAGGTGGGCGCATCGCAGCCTACGTGCGCAGCACTGGCGCACAGGACGGCGAGGACCATTTCGCCACGAGCGGCATGCTGGTGACGACCATCAACGCCGGCCTTAACCGGTGCCGCGCTGGGCAGAACGACATCGTCTACGTTCTGCCTGGGCACACCGAGACGTTCGCCTCCACGGGCTCCATCTTCGGGACTAGCCTGGTGGCTGGCGCTCAGATTCTAGGCGTCGGGGCTCCCGGGGCCACCAACAACCCTGTGATCAACCTGACACATGCTGGCGCCAGCGTGGCGCTCAGCTCCGCCAACGTCACGCTATCCGGGCTCAATATCGTGGGCGGCGTGGCAACTGCCACAGCCTCGATTGTGATCACCGGAGCGGGCGTGAACCTGGCAGGCAACTTCCTGAACTTCAGCGGGTTCGCGCTCGGAGCAAACTCCCCGATCGCGGTCACCGGCGCCGCCAACTGCGCCATCGTGGGCAACAACATCGTTGCCGATTGCACCTCCACCATGATCGCAATCACGGCTGCCGCGAGCACCAACTTCCTGGTGGCGGGCAACATCGCCAGGCAAACGCAGGCGACCAGCGGCGGCGGTTTCTCGTCGACAGCCAGCACCACTGGGATCAGCGGGATGTACTGCAACAACTACTTCAAGACGGCCGTCACTAGCACCGCAGGCGCTGGCGTGATCGTGATCGGAGCCAACACGCTGACCACTGTTGGCAACGTCGAGAACTGGGCCAACGATGAGACGGCGGCCGCCGCGCTGGTGGTCACGGGCGCGTAACGGAGATGCATGCGCAGCGTACCCCGCAACGTCGACCGAAAGGGCGAGCACCTATCCAGGTGCGACGTGTGCGGGGTACCGTGGCTGCGTAGTGCGCTGCGCAGGGGCCGTGATGGGCTCCTGCGCTGCACCAACGACACGCCGGGTCGCGACGAGCTGACCCTGGCTGAGCTTACAGCGTCCCGGGCTGCCTCTCTCTCTCGGCGGCTCGGGATGCAGTCTATTGCGGACGGCGCCGTCCCGGACGTCGACAGCAACGGGCAACCGTCGAGCAGCTCCAGCTACACGGGCCCGACGCGGCGGTACACCGCAGAGGACGTCTACAACGACAACGTGCCGACGGGGTTCTAAGTGAGCATCAACCCGGCACCGTCCACGCCCATCAGCATCAACCAGCTCATCCTGCTCGCCTACAAGCGAGCCGGGGTGTTGCCGGTCGAGGCGAAGCTTTCGGGCGGCAACCTCATCCCGAAGCTCGAACACGGGCGGCAAACCCTCGACCTCATCATCGATGGTCTGGCCACCGAAGGCTTCATCGCGCGCACCACCGAGTTCTACGACCTGCCTCTCGTGGCGGGCGAGAGCCAATACACGCTGCCGGACACCATCCTCGACGTCTTCGAGGACGCGATGTACGTGCCGAGCGAGAACCCGGACACCAAGTACACGCAGGGTGAGCTCGTCTGCAAGCAGATGGACCTGTCCACCTGGCAGACGCTGACCACCAAGGGCAGCACCTCGACCCGCCCGCAGCTCTACGTCGCCGTGCGCAGCGGAGCCACCGTCGAGCTCCGCTTCTGGCCCGTGCCGAGCGAAGCGGGAACGATGCGGCTAAAGACCGTGCGCCTGCTGGGCACGAGCAGCGACGGCACGAAGAACCCGGACCTGCAGCGCTACTGGTACGACGCGCTCGTCTGGTGCCTGGCCTACTACGTCGCCATCGACTCCTCGATGCCGGCGGAGAAGATCGCGATGCTCCAGGCCATCGCCGAGGAGAAGAAGAAGGCGTGCGTCCGGTACTCGTTTGAGCACACCGGCGCGCAAGCGGTGCTCTCCTACCAGACCCAGTGGAGCGCGTAATGGGATGGGGCGCTTTGCCACCGACCGCTGCGGCTCGTGTCTCGCCAACCGGGGGCTCGACGTATGCCCGCTGAGGCCCGCACCCTCCCCATCCCCTTTGGGCCTACCCTCGAGACGAGCTCTGAGGAAATTAGCGGCGGAAGCCCAGAGGCTTACAACGTCATCGCCGACGCCCGGGGAGTCCTCCGAAAGCGCCCCGGCATCGCCGCGTACACGGGTGTCGCTCCCGCTACTACCGTCGACTCGGCGGGCGTGCTCGGGTTGTACCTGACCGAGCAGCGTGTCGCGCACACGACAGGAACACCCACGGTCAGCGGCACGCACCCCGGAGTCTTGTACGCAGTCGGAGCCACGGTGAATGCATCCGGCGGCGGGCACAATACCGGGCGGAACGTCTATCGCATCGTCGGCGGTGTGGCCACGCTAGTGGGCACGGGCGTCGCGAATGAGGACCGCCTGGCAACTCCCGCAGCCATTGCGACAACGCGGTTTCCCAGGCCAACGTTCGCCGAAACGGAAGCATTGCTCGTTCTCGCAGGCGGGGCGGAGATGGGCAAGATTGACATTCGCCCCGAGACGTTCAGCGCCCCCAACTTCACCAACCCCAACCCGGACCGCCACGAGATGAGCTTCCTCGGCGGCTGCCCGCCGCTCGCGAGCCACGTCTTCGCTAACAGCTCCCGTATCTGCGCCAACGACACGCAGCTCGACCAGACCAAGGTCCGCTACTCGGACATCACCCAGGGCATCGTGAGCTTCGCGGCGCACGAGAGCTGGGACCCGAGCCCCGGCGCCGCCGGCTTCTTCACGGCAGAGGCGCGCGCCGACAGCATCGTCGCCTGCTACGAGAACACCAACGACATCTTCCTCTTCGGTCGCACGAGCCTGCAGCTCTTCGCGCCGGGCGGGTCGACGACGTTCTCCCCGAGCATCACGCGCGAAGTCGGGTGCCTGGCGCCCTACAGCCCGGTGAAATACGATGACCAGTTCGTCTGGCTCGACCACCAGACGCGGGTCGTCATGAGCGACGGGCGGGAGTGGAAGGACGTGGGCGGCGCCATCCAGGCGACGCTAGACGCGCTCACCACCCCGAGCGATTGCTACGGCTACCGCTACAGCGAGAGCTTCGCTGACTGCCTCGTCTTCCGCTTCGAGGCCGACAGCGAGACGCTCGTTCTCCAGCCGGGCATCGGCTGGTGCCGCTGGGCGCTCCACACGGCCACGACCGACACCTTCAGCATGTTCCCGGTGCTGAGCCACCACCGCCGGCAGGACGGGGGCCTGAACGTCGTGGGCCTCGAGAGCGGCGTCATCTGCACGCTGTCGCTCGACAACGAGACCGACCTCGGCTCGGCCATCGTCGCCTACTGCTCGACCGGGTTTCTCGACCGCGAGAGCGACACCTACAAGCAGACGCTCTCGGTGCACCTCACCTTCAAGCGCACCCAGGCCTTGAGCGAGGGGGTCGTCTGCTATCTCGACTACCGCGACGACCTGAGCGCCGAGTGGACCACGCTCGACATCGATCTGGGGGTCGACGACGGCAACCTCACGCCGGTCATCTCGCTGCACTCGCTCGGCACCTATCGGCGCCGGCAATGGCGGTTCCGGTTCCCGGACAGCGCCGGGCTCTTTCTCGTACGGGCGTCTGAAACCGTGCTGACCCTGGACAACTGACATGAGCGCGACGACCAACAACGGCAACCTACTCGACGGCGGGACAATCGACCCGTTCGGTGCCCCCACGGGCAAGCCGCTCACGCTCGCCGAGCAGGCCGCGATGGAAGAGGCGCGGCGTCGGCGGCGCATCGAGGAGACCAGGAACGCCACCACCAACATCAACAACCGCCGCGGTGGCTACAACGATACGCGCGGAGCGGAGGTGGCCTCAGACCACGCCGCAGAAGTGGCGCGGTACGGTGGGCAAGAGGCCTACGACAAGCACTGGACCGACATCAAGAAGCGCAACGTCGCTGAGGCGGGGAAGAACTTCTGGGGGCGCGCTGCGGACACGGTCGCAGAGCATCCGTGGCTCCCGCTCTTGCCGCTGGCCCCGCTGGCGGGGGCTGCCTTTGCCCCCGCGGCAGTCGGTGGAGGCATCACGGCCGGCAGCGCAGCGGCGCCAGCCATCACGACGGGCGGAGCCGTCACCGAGGCTACCATCGCAGCCCCCGTAGCTACGGGGGCTGTCACTGGCGGCACCACTGCAGCGACCACCGCCGCAGCGGCCGTGCCTGCGGCAGAGGCCGCCTTCACCGTCGGCGGGGCCCTCAAGGAGGTTGCTCCCGTTCTGGGAGCCGTGGCCCCGATGGCCATCGACGCTCTCGCGGGTGGGCGAACGAAGGAAGAGAGCGCGCTCCTGCACAAGCAAGAGCAGCTGGCCAAGGAGGCCAAGGCGCGCATCGCGCAGGTGCAGGAGTCGCGCATGAACGCGCTCGGGCAGCAGCTGCTCGCCATGAACCCGCGCAACCAGATGATGGCCCAGATGTACGGGCCCGGAGCGGCGTTCCAGCCGCAGGAATTCGCGGCGATGACGCAGAACCCGATGCCGCCGCCCGAGATGCCGGCGGAGCTGAAGGCTCTCGAAGGCAACACCAAGCCGCTGACCCCCGAGCAGAAGGCCGCGTACGCCGCCTTCGTCCAACAGAAGCAGCAATACGAGCAGGGCAACCAGCAGCGGAGCGACCAGATGATGAATGGCATGGCGCCGCCGGGACCCGGCCCCGCACCGCTGCAGCACCGCACTCCGCAAGCCGCGAGGAAATACTGATGGCCGGATGGACGCAAAAGACGCCCACGCAGACCAGCGGCTTGACCGCGCCGACACCAACCCAGCAGCTATGGGGCAGTGTCGATAGCGGCAGCATGACGCCGATCTCGTCCACGACCCAGCGTCAGCCCTACACGCAGGCTTCGACGATTGGCGGCACCGGGTCGACCGCGTGGCAGGGCGGTTCGAGCGCCACCCCGCAAACGCACCCGGCCTTTGCCAACTTCGATGACCCGTCGCTGCGGCCGCCGCTGCAGGCGCCGGGCAACAACATGCTCAATCCCGGCTACACCGAGCAGGGCGTCGAGGCCGTCCAGAACCGGCTGCTGCAGGACCCCTACGCCGACCAGATGCAGGACCAGTACCAGCAGACGCAAACGCCGTCTGCCGGCGAGGACTACCTCAACGAGAACCTCGGCTCGCTCGCGGGCCCGGGGCAGGGCGAGCAGTACTGGCAGCAGCAGCAGGGCGCATTCAACGGTCCCGGGCAGGGCTCGGAGTTCACGCGCGGAGCGACCGCCGCCTTCAGCCCGGAAGGGCAAGCGGGGGCCTTCAACAACCAGGCGCAGGGTCAATATGACGACTTCGCCAACTACCAGGGCGCCGGCAACGCGCAGGGCCAGTACGGAGAGAATGCCGCGTTTGGCCCCAACGCCTCCCAGGCCTTCTACGACCAGGCGGCAGGGGACTACGACTCCCGCGGCACCTTCAGCGACCCCAACCGCGCCGCGGGCCAGTACGAGCAGACCCAGGGCGCCTTCGGCGATATGCCGATCGCGCAGTTCGACCCGTTCTACGACCGGGCGCGGCAGCTCGGCGTGCAGTCGTACAACCAGGATGCGGCAGGGCGCGGCGTGTACGGCTCGAGCGAGTCGCTGAGCGGCGTCGGCAACGTCATCACCGACATCGAGGCTCAGCGCGCCAACCGCTCCTTCGACGCCGAGATGCAGCGCGCGCAGGAACAGCGCATGCGCCAGCAGCTGCTCGGCGAGCAGGCCCGTGCCGGCGACCTCTCGGCCCTGGGCGCCTTCGACGCCAACCTGGCCGGCACCAAGACCTACGGCGACCTCGCCAGCCAGGCCGCCAGCAACACGACCGCGCAACAGACGATGCTGGGCAACCAGGCCGACGCGGCCGACGACAACGCGCAGGCCGCGCAGGACAGCAACATCCGGGGCGTGGATGTGCTCGGCGGCATCGCCAACAACGCCGACGCGCGCGCGACCGACCGTTACCGCGAGACCACTGGCGCCATGAACGCCGCCGACCGCAACGACGTGGACCGGCTGCGGGCAGGTGCCGACATCGCGGATATGGCCGACGACAACGCGCGCGGCGACTACGACTCGTCCAACGCAGCGGCCGTGTCCTCGGCCAGCACCCGCGACCAGCGCATCGACACCGGCATCCAGGCGGCGGACGTGGGCAGCGACAACGACCTGGCGCGGCTCGACGAGTTCGGCGACCAGACGGGCCAGGCCGAGGACGACCGACAGAACCGGGCGCAGTCGCAAATCAACGAGGTGGCCAGCATGTCCCGCGACATGGCCAACCTCATCGGCAAATCTCTGGAGAGCCTCATGGGGAAAGACCAGGAGGCCTTCGACGACGCCTGGCAGGCCTCGATTCTGCCCGCTCTCCAGGCTGCTGGCTTGAGCGAGCAGGAGCAGCAGCGGACCTACGAGGCGATGATGACGGGCGCGAAGATTGGCATCAACGCCATCTCGGATTGAACCATGGCACTCAACGTCAACGCAGCCCTGCTCAAGCTGAGCCCCCTCACGCCCATCGGCTTCGACCTGCCAGACAAGAAAGCGGCGAGCATGGAGCGCGAGCGGCTCCAGCTCATGCGCGAGCAGTTCGAGGAGGTCAAGCGTCAGAACATCCAGGACGCCGAGTGGCGAGAGATTGCCGAGTCGGGCGAGGCGACTCGCGCGCAGATGCAGATGGAGATGCAGCGCGAGCAGCAGGCGGCGATGGCCGCGCGCGAGCTGGCGCAGCGCGAAGGATTAGCCAAGGCCGAGAACATGAAGCTCCGGCAGGAGGCCATCGCCAGCTTGCACGCGCGCGGCGCCGACGTCGAGGGCATGTACCTGGACGCCAGCCGCCTCAACGAGCTCGGCGGGCTGGCAGAGGACCAGGGCGTAGACGAGAACGGCTTCCCCTCCTTCCGCATCGAGATTGACGCCGAAGCTGCGCGCGCAGCGGACGAAGCGCAGGACAAGCAGACGGCGGTGGGGCCCATGGAGCTGCAGAGCGAGGCCGAGGCTCCCGGCTACGGGCGCGGGCCTCAGTTCGACGAGTCGGTCGACAGCTCTCTCAACCGGTTGGGCGCGCTCGGTTACCCGACGCTCGGTCTGCGCGATGCCCAGCCCGAGACTGCTGCCGGCGCGGCTGCCCCGCTCTCCACCGAGGATGCCTTCCGCTCTGCCCAGCGCGCAGCGCGTGGCCCCGAAGCCGCAGCGGCAGCGCCCGCCGAGCCCAAGGCGTGGCAACCGGGCGACCTCGACCGCGACGAGCCGGAGGCGGCGCCCGCCGACGGTGGCGCGGCGCCCTACGACCTGGCGGGCGAACGAGACGCGGCCGAGAACTTCGCCGAGCCGGGGCGCTCGACGCCGATGGCGCCGCCGCCAGGGCTGGAGCCCAGCATCTTCCAAGCCACCGGTCGCCCCGCGCGCCCCGCAGACCGCGCCGACATCATGGGCTCGGTCCCGAAGAACGTCATCGACACGGGCGCCATGCAGAAGCAGCGCGCGCAGCGCCTCGGGCCCGTGATGGAGAACCTCGTCCGCGGCATGCCGCAGGCCTACCAGGCCGAGACGCGCGCCAACAACGAGGCCGCACTCGCGTCGGGTTTGCCCGCCGAGAAGGCGTTTGCCGAGGCCCGCGCCAACCGTGGCCTCGCCGAGACGGCGCTCCGCGACGAGCGCAACAACGAAGCCGAAGCAGCGAAGGCGACGGCTGCTGCCGCGCCGAAGCCGCTCACTCGCATGGACATCGACTCTCTCGCCATGAAGGGCGAGGGGCGCGCGAAGGAGCTCTACCAAAACAACCACCTCGACGAGGTGCCCATCCGCTCGGGCGCAGCCCAGAACATGCTCGGCATCCTCAACGATGACGACCCGAACAACGACCAGGCCATCGCCTTCGAGCTGCCCAACATGCTCGGCTCGCGGGGCGCGCAGTCCAACAAAGACCTCGCGGTCGCTCTCGGCATCGATGCCATGAGCACGGTCGACCAAATCAAGGAGCGCCTGCACAACATCATCGACGGTGGCTACACCGAGATGCGCAAGGAGTCGCTCATTGCCATCATCGAGAACAAGATGAAGACCGACGACGGTCTCATCTACAAGTTCCTCGACGGTATCGATGAAGGCGCTCGGCGCGCGCAGGACGAAGACGTGCGCCGAGGACTCCTCGACTACGCCGCGGTCAACATCCCGCAGGAGTACCGCGACGCGCACGAGGCGGAGAAGGCGTCTCGCGCCAGCAAGCCCGCGACGGCGCCTGCGGCCGCGACGCCTGCCTCTGGCGCAACACAGAGCGCGGACGCCAAACCTCTGTACCAGGCGCCGCCGCCTCCCGGTGGGCTGCAAAACGATGAGCACTTTATGTCGATGCTCGACGCCGAGGCAGGCGCTCGCGGTCTCGACCCAGACAAGATGCTGGCCATCATCGGACCCGAGAGCGGGGGCAACTCCGGTGCCAAGAACGCGGGCTCCAGCGCGAGCGGGCTCATCCAGATGATTGACTCGGTAGCGCGGGGCTACATCAACCCGCGCACGGACAAGAACTTCGAGAGCGCCGCCGAGCTGCGCGAGCTATCGGCAGCCGAGCAGGCGCCCATCGTGGCCAAGTACTTCGCCGACCGCGGGGTCACGGCAGACAGCCCAGTCGAGGACTACGCGCTCGCGGTAGCGGCACCGGCCTTCGTTGGTAGGTCCGCGGAGCGGGACACGGTCGTGTACCCCAAGGGCTCGAAAGAGCACGCCGCCAACCGCCCGTGGTGGCCCGAGGGCGGCGGAGATGTGACCGTCGGTAGTCTGCTCGACTTCTATCTTCATGCCGGCAGGCACGGGCACGGCGGCAAGCCGGCAACCGTTGCCAGCACCGCGCCCACGGCCGCCACCGACGCTGACCTCCTGGAGGGCATGGAGTAATGCTCACCGAGGAGCAGTACGAGAAGAAGAAGGCGTTGCTCGCGAGCGGCGGCAACTTCAGCCCCGAGGCGGTCGCCAAAGTGCAGGCCGCCATCGACGAGTACGAGAGCGCCGGGCTCTCGCACGAGGCGCCGCAGATGGGCGGCGACCTGAAGAGCATGCTCGACCCAATGAGCCCGCTCATCCCGCAGGCGCTCTCCGTGCAGCCCGCGACCACGCACCCCGCGGGCGACGAGGGCGCCAAGGAGGAGTGGCTGCGCGGCGACCTGTCCAACCCCAACGGGGTGGTGATTGTCTACGACGCGCCGATGGCCAAGGTGAGGGAAGACCTCGCCAAGAACCCGGCCCTCTTGGATGCGGTCGGCATGAGCATCTCGCCCGGCGCCAAGGTCGACAAGGGCGGAGCTACCGAACAGGCCTACCAGGACTTTAAGTTCCGGGAGACGGCAGACGCGGCCGCCAAGGCAGGCAAGACGGCCTACCGCTACAGCCGCGCGCCCTGGGTGGCAGGCGGCAAGAACGCCAGCTTCCTCGACACGCTCTCGACCAAAGTGAAGGCGTCGGTGTTGCCGGGCTCCGAGGGAGCCACGGCCTTCGTGATGGGCGTGGACGACACGGCGAACTTCGGCGCAGCCAACGCGGCGAGCGATGCGGGTCTGCTCGACAACGCGCCGCCGAAGCTCACGCCCGAGGAAGAGGCGAGCGGCAAGTACGGCTACCACCCGACGCTCGGCAAGGTGCCCAAGAGCTGGGTCAAAGAGGGCAAGGCGGGCGGCGTGCCCGTCGGCGGCGGCAACGATGAGGTCGTGGGCGGCGTCGCGGCTACGGCCGCCAAGAGCGGCGCTAGCACGCGCGAGTCCAACGACATGATTCGGGAGGAGTACCCGAAGGCGCGCGTAGCGGGGCAGGTCGCCGGCATCGTTGACCCGACGATGGTTGCGGGCGCCGCAGGCAAGGCCGCCAACCTCGTCCGCAAGGGCAGCGGCGAAGCGGTCGAGAAGGGCATCGCGGAGCTCCGCCACTGGAACCCCGCCAACTCGCTCTGGGAGTGGGTGACGGGCGCCTACACGCCGAAGAACGTCCTCGGCGCTGCTGCGGTCGACGTGGCCAAGGCTGGCGTAGCTGGCGGGGCGAGCCACGCCGTGAGCGAAGCAGCGCGCGCTGGCTCCAACTACGCCGCCACTGGGGACACCGGCACGACGCTCGGCGAAGCGGGCGGGCGCGTGTTCGACGCAGCCAAGAGCGCAGCTGGACCCGCGGCAGCTTTTGCCGGGGCGCGCGTCGGCGGCAATTGGGTGCGCGAAGGCTCCCGCTACGAGGGGCTGCCGGGCGAAGTCGAGAAGCTCAACGGCGGCAAGGTCTACCCCATCGCGGGCCACGCGACCCCACCGGCGCTGAAGGCTGCGCGCGTCGAAGGCAAGTCGCGCGAGGTGCCGGTCGACGCACTCGGGGTGCTCGCCGAGCAGGTGAAGAAGCCACTCTTCGACGCGGCCAAGGGGCACGTTACCGACATCAAGCGCGCCGTCGGCGAGCGCAACACGGCCTTCGAGCGCACCCCCGAGGGCCGGGCGAAGCTGCCCTACACCCAGCTCGCGACCACGGCCCTCGACAAGACGCGCGAGCGTATGTCGTCGAGCGGCGGCCGGATGCGTTCGGTCGGCGTGCCCAACGCCGAGCGCAACCCGAAGGGCATTTTCAACACCAACATCGAGGGCGTGTCGGTCACGCCGCGCGAGGGCTGGATTCCCGTCTCCACCCGCGAGGTCGACGACGTCCTGTCTCCCGCCAACAAGGCCCGCGCACTGCGCGCCTCGCGCCAGCCTGCCAAGCCCGCCATGCGGAGCACAACGGCGCTCAAGCGGACGGCTCCCGGCGGGTCAGTGACGAGCCGCCGCCCGGCGCCGCCCGCGGGCATCCAGCGCAGCAGCGACGAGGCGGGCGGCGCCATCGACCGTGGCGGGCACCGCATCAGGCGCCCCGAGCGGCTGCCGTCCGGCGAAGAGCGTGGTCTGTCGCGCGCCCAGCCGGGGCAGCAGTCATTCAACCGCCTGGAGGAGAGCGGCTCCCGCTTTCACGGCGACGAGCAGCGGGCGCTGGCGAAGCTGGACCCCGCTGGCGGTCTCACCAAGCGGCCCGGCTCGCCAGGTGGGCCCATGGTGGATCCGCGAGTCCGCCCGAAGGGCCCGCAGGACGGCATCCCCGATGCGGAGTTCACGGAGAACAGGCCCGGTGGGCCCGCGCCCATCCCTGATGCTCAGTTCACCGAGCAGCGCAAGCGCGTGCCCCGCCCGCAGCGCCCCGGCAAGCAACCGCTGCCCCGCGGCGTGAAGCCCGGCACGCTCGGCCAAGAGCTGCGCAAGCAGGGCATCAAGACGGTGTACGTCGCGCCCCGCCGCTACAACGCTCAGCACGGCGAGTCGGCAACGCGCCAGCTCCGCCGCAAGGGAGCCGACAGCCCCAACGACCGCGACATGGTGGACCTGCACCACGCTTCCCTCGTCGACCGCGACAAGCGCAAGCTGGGCGGCAAAGAGGGCGGCTGGTCCAAGCAGCAGCAAGAGAACGAGGCCGCCATCCGGGTCGCCAAGGAGACGCAGTCGCGTTCGGCTGGCACCAAGCGCACCGACACCTCCGGCAAGGTCGAGAACTTCGCCAACCGCAAGCCCAACGACAGCGAAGATGTGGCCGCGATGGTCGAGACGGCCAAGCGCGCAGGCGGCGACACGCTCGACAAGGTGAAGGCGGCGCGCGTCGCCAACTCGCTCTCGAAGCTCCAGAGCCTCGGCGGCTTCGGGCGCGAAGGCGGACGCTGGCTGCTCGGTGCGAACAACATCTTCGACGCGGCCGTGCTTCGCGGCGTCTACCCGGCAACCCGAGCCATCGAGCAGCACGGCAAGAAGCTCGGGCGCGTCTCCGAGCTCGGCCCGGACAAGCAGGAAATCGAGCGGCGCAAGGCGCGCGACAAGGCGAACCGCCCGGCAGCGGACAGCAAGAAGAGCGGCGGCAAGAAGGTCCGCGAGCGCAAGGCCGTGACCAAGGTCCGGGAACGGAAGGACGACTAATGAGCAGCAAGACCTACATCCCATTCAAAGCCACCCAGACCCTCAGCGGCACGGGCCTGCCTGGCGCCGCCGAGGTCGTCACGCTCTTCAACAGCGTCGTGGCCTTCAACGGCCCGCGCAACATGCAGGCGACCGGGGTCTTCTACTGGTTTACCTACAGCATCGCGCCGTCCACCAACGCCACCGGCAACAGCGTCACCGCCCAGTACAGCAACGACGGCGGCACCACCTGGAACGAGTTCTACGCCAGCGCGACCAATGAGCCCGTCGGTGACGGCACCACGTTCACCGACGAAATCTTCATCGGCCCCTACCAGGACATCCGCGTGCGCTTCAACAACGGGGCGCTCGCGCAGGCCTCGCTCTTCGCCGTCAACATGACGCTCGACGCCACCGAGCGCACGAGCGCCGGGGTGTAATGGGCCACGCGCGCGGCAGCTTTCGGGGCCTCGGGTTCAATCCCGGGCAGCTCTCCAAGATTTCCGCTTGGCTGCGGCTGGCCGCGTCGAGCCAGAGCGCTGGGGAATGGACGAGCATCACCGATGTGATCAACAGCAACCCGGCCACGAGCAATGCGGCACGCCGGGCGGCCGTCGGTTCGAGCGCCAACGCACTGCCGATCGCTACGTTCGCCACGAACGACTGTTGGTCATGGCCGCTCAACGCATCCAACAATGGCACGACCCATTGGGGCATCGGCTTCTGGATGCGGCCGGCGTCCGTCGGGACGGGCAGCCTGGTGTTAGCCAGCATTTGCGACGGGACGGCCGGCGCCAGCCTTAAAAAGGTTCTCCTGGAGCAGCATTTCAACGCCTTGAGGTTTTCCGCGTTCAGCTCCGGGAGCAATGGCCGGAGCTTGACCATATCGGCGGCATTGTCGGCAAGCGTTTGGACCTGGGTGCGCGCGGACTGGACTAGTTCACGGACGGGTGACGACAAGCTGCGCGTCTACGTAGGAGGGGCACAAGCCTCCGGCTCTTACGCCGATGTATTGGCGGGGCCCATACCCACAGACTTGCTTGCCCCCACCGGTAACGCACTGCTCGGCAACTTCAACGACGGCGTGGCCGCGGGCCCGTACGCCGGAGATCTCGGGCCCAACCTCTACTCGACGGGCGTAGACCTCACGACCGCCGAAGACGTGGCCCTCATGAACTTCGAGAGGCCCACCTAATGGCCCAGCGCAAGCCCTTCGTCCCGAGGCCGCCCCGGCGGCGCAAGCCGCGCAAGTCGAAGGACATCGACGCCTTCGCCTACGCGGAGTTCATGCGCTCCCTGCTCGTGGGCAACGTGCGAGCCACCAAGCTCATCGACACCCGCGACCAGCTCGGGCGGCTCGTGCTCGCCTATGACGACCCCAACGGCTGAAGGAAACACCATGAGCCCCACCTTACCCGTAGGCGCGCGCGCCTATCTGCTCGACGGCTTCGAGACCTACATGCTGCTCGGTAGCGGCACGGCCAACCTCACCCTCTACCAGACCAACACCGCGCTCTGCGTCTTCCCGCTCGCCGCCTCCCCCTTCGGGGCCGCCGCGCTCGACAGCCTGACGCTCGCATCAGCGCCCATCAACTCCACCGGCACCGAGGTAGCGGGCACGGCCAACCGCTTCATCATCACCAACCAGAACGGCGACGCCGCGCTGAGCGGCACGGTGAGCGCTGTCGGTGGCGGTGGTGTACTGCAGGTGCCCACGCTCACGGTGACCGCGGCCGCGACGCAGACGCTCAACGCGCTGGTCGTGCGCATGGCCATGGACGGCAGCCTCACCCTCGAAGGGAGCATCACTCTCCAATGAGTAACCCCACCGCACCCACACCCAAGGTCGAGATCGAGTTTCACGTGGAACCGCACCCGGACCCCGTCGTGCAAGCGCTCATCGAGAAGGTCGAGCGGCTGCTGGCGGAGAACCGCGAGATGCGGGCCAAGCTCATTCTGCTCGAACCCATCGGAGGCTAACATGGCACTCACTCTCGGCGTAGCTACCACCATCTCGACCAGCGCCCGCAACGCGCAGGCCGATGCATTCGACACCCTCATCAACGCCGGCACGGCGCAGACCCTCGTGCTCATCGACTCGACCGGCCCCACCGTGCTGGTCACCTTCACGCTCGACGGGACCAACGCCTTCGGCGCCGCCAGCTCGGGAGCCATCACGCTGACCGGGCTGCCACTGTCAGCTTCGGCCTCGGCAGGGGCAGCGGCCACGGCGGAGACGTACGAGATTCGCATCGACGGCACGGCGTGCTGGACGGGCGGCGTCACGGGCGCGGACACCATCACCTCGGGCCAAACCGTCAACCTCACGGCCTTCACCATTACGTGGCCCGCGTCCTGAGCTGATTCATGGCGGCGTTCGTCAGCTTCACGACGGGCGCTGCCTCGCGCTCGGTGACCGTGCCCGCGGGTACGGACCGGTTGCTCGTGGCCATCGCGCATTCGAACGCCTCGACCGCGGCGCGCACGGCGACCTACAACGGCGTGAGCATGTCGGTCGCCACCACGGCGAACGGCTGGACCCAAATCTTCTACATGCTGAACCCGCCCGCGGGTGCAGCAACGATGGCGGTCTCGGGCGCCAACATCAGCTCGGTCATCGCTGCCCACTACACGGGCATCGGCTCGTTCCAGAGCGGGCAGGCGGGGAGCGTAGCGAGCGCCAGCTTCGCCCCCAACATGGGCGGCGCCATCATCTTCGGCATGGTGGCGGGGAGCGTCACCCACACGCCGCTCTCCAACACGAACGAGCGCCAGGAGGGCGGCGACTACTACGCCGACCGCCTCGTCACTGCCTCCGGCTCGGTCACCGTCGGGGTGTCGAGCGCCACCGACCCCGACTACGCCGGGGCCATCTTCGGGGACTCGGTCAACGCGAGCGGCAGCATCAGCGCCCCGGTCGCCGCCTCCACCGGCACCGCATCGACGGGCGTCTCGGTCTCCGGCAGCATCAACGCGCCCAAGGCCTCCAGCGCCGGCAGCGCCTCGGTCATCGTGAGCGTGAGCGGCAGCATCAACGCGCCCAAGGCCAGCTCGGCGGGCACCGCCACGCCGTTCGTGCCGGGGGTCGACGTCAGCGGGTCCGTCAACGCGCCCAAGGCCAGCTCGGCGGGCACCGTGTCTGTCATCGTGAGCGTGAGCGGGAACATCTCGGCCCCGGTGCCCAGCATCTCGGCCTTCGCCGAGCCCCTTGGGACAGACGTGTTCCACGCCGACATCACCCGCAGCCAGGCCCGCGGCGGCGCCAGCCTGAGTCAGCCCATCGCCACCTTCAGCACCCCGCGCGCCACGGGCGCGGCCACGGAGAACTAACATGCACGTCGGAGGCACGGTCACTTTCACGGTCGCGTTCACCAACACCAGCGGCTCAGCAACGGACCCCACGACCGTCAGCTTCTGGCTGAACGAGGTCGTCGACGCCAGCGAGCGCGAGTGGACTTACAACGCCGCCCCGGTCGAAGGCACACATTACCCGACAGGCGCCAACCCCATCGTGAAGGACGCCACGGGCAACTATCACGTCGTGTACGTGACCCGCAAAGCCGAGCGGCATGTGGGCTTCTGGCTCGGCACGGGCACCGTCAACCAGTCGAGCCAGACCACGGTCTTCGTGAGGCACACCGACGTGAGGGCCATCGATGGCGTGTAATGACCGCCAGCTCACCCAAGCCCAGCGCGAGGCTGCGTATCAGCAGCAACGCACGGGAGTGGCGCGCGCGGTGCGCCCCTTCAGCGGCAGCGCCACCATCGAGAACCTGATCGACTACGTCAACCGGGAGCTCGGCCCCGCCGTGCGCTCGACCCGGGACGCCATCAACGAGTGCTTCCTCCAGGTCGCCGACAACGCGCCGTCGGCCAACCCACTGGCGTTCTACTTCTCCACCAGCGTGGCCGCCGCCGACCCCACCGTCGGGCGCATCCGCCTCAACCAGGCCGTCCAGAACACGGCCACCGTGATGCGCGTGTCTCAGACCAACGCGCGGCTGGTGGACGTCCAGCCCTGGCTCGACGTGATGGCGGGCGGGCCAACGACCCCGCTCGGGGTGGTGACGCTGGTGGACGCCATCAACCCGGCGCGCTTCATCCGCTGGGACCTCAACACCATGACGGACCAGGGCGCCTACTGGGACCTGGGCATCACCGTCATCGAGTCGAGCGGCCCCGAGCCGTTCGTGGAAGACGAGGCGGTCGTCATCGGCTTCATCTCGGGCGTCTCGGCGGCGGGCTCCACCATCCCCGTGGGTGCGCTGACCCCCATTGCCCCCGACACCTTCGTCGGCAACATCACGACCGGCACGGCGGCGCCCGTCGCGGTGCCGCTCGCGGACGTCGACTCGACCAGCATCATCTACGACGCGACGACCCACACGTTCCAGCGTGCCGCGCTGACAGGCGCGGTGGCCGCGACCCAGAACAGCAACGCCACTCTCTTCGCGGGTATCCGAGACAATGGCTCGGCAGAGAACGACCGAACGAACCTGAACTTCCTCAGCACTACCTCGGTCGTCGCGGTCGTCACCGACGACGCCGGGAACGATGAGCTAGAGGTTACCGCCCAGCGCGCCGCGCTCACCGGCTTCACCGAGGCAGCGCAGAACAGCAACGCCACCACCAGCGCCGAGCCCATCGTGACCTACTCGGCGAGCGCCAACATGAGCGCCGAGCGGGTGACGACCAGCTCCACCAGCGTCACGGTATCCACCAGCGTTGCCGGTCAGATCGAGTTCCAACGCGCGGCATTGACCGGCGACGCCACGGCAGCCGCCAACAGCAACGCCACCACCATCGCCAACGACGCGGTCACCAACGCCAAGCTCGCCAACGTGCCGTCCGGCACGGTCAAGGGCCTGCAGATCGATGCCGCGGGGCCCGCGGACCCTGTCGACCTGACCGGCGCCGAGGTGGGGGAGCTGATTCGGTTCGCCACGGACGCGAGTGACATCGACTCGCTCGCGGTGGACGTGAGTGGGGGCGGCACATTCGCGGTCTGGACGCCCTCCGCTATTACAACGTCGGCACGCTGGACCCTCAATACGGCGGCCGTCGTCATGCGCAGCATGAATCTGGCTGAGGGCCAAGAGCTGGTGCTCTACAATTCTAGGACCAGCACTTTCAATGTCACACTGAACCATAACGACTCCACCGGCGGCGTCGTGGCCGCGGACCGCTTCTTTTGCCCTAACAACGCAGATGCGGTGCTGACACCGGGGGACTCGGTGTTGATTCGCAACGCCTTCGATCGGGCCATCGTCATCGGCGATCCCAGCCCAGGGCGGCTCCTCGCGGTCACCACGTACACCAGCAGCTCGGGCACGCACACCTACGACACGCGCACCAAGCGAGCCAAGGTGCGGTTCAAGGGCGGCGGCGGCGGCGGCGGCGGCGCTGGCACCGCGGACGGCAACATTGGCAGCGGCGGCGGCGAGGGCGGCTACGAAGAGCTGCACATCACCAGTGTGCCCACGAGCAGCGCA